GGTCTGGGAGGTCGAGGCGTGGTCGTTCCGCAGGACGATCTGGCGGATGCGCAGCTTCTTCCCGCTGGCCGGGGCGGAGACGACGGTGGTCGTCGTCGCGGTGGTGATGGAGCCGGTGTCGGAGCCCACGGCCTCCAGCGCGGTGTCCGTGACGCGGGACCAGGTGATGTCGTACGCCACGGAGCCGGCGGCCGACGTAACCACCTCGAGGGAGTCCGTGTCCTGCAGCACCGGGTCTGCGTGCGCGATGGACCCGAGCAAGAGCGCGAGTGCGAGGATGAGCCAGCGCATCAGAAGCCCGCCATCACGGCAGCCGCCGCTTGAGCGTATGAAAAACCAGAGCTCGTTGAACCTGCGGAAGATGCCACCAACCGCCAACGACTATCAATGTAGATCAACTCCAGCGAACTCTGGGGCGCGACCTCGATGTCAGCACCAAGCACCAACCGTTCCGTCGCTATAGCGGAGCTAGACTCATCCATGAACGTGATCGTGTTCACACCGGTGTTGAACAACGTGACGCGGCGTCCGCTAGGCACGTTGCTGCAATCAACTGCGCCGACATTGATGCCATGCACCGTACGCGGTGCATCAGCCGAGACCTCAAAAACACCCATCTCACCGCACAGGCCTTTCCATGACGTCTCGTCGCTCGTGATCTCGGCGGCCACACCAATCTTGGCGACGATCGCAGAACGGCACCATGCATCTTCGCCGAAGCACGTGATCAGAAACCGATCTTCGGACTGCAAGCGCCAAATGACGCCAGAGTTGTCCGTGAACATCCGCCAATCGTCGTAGTACTCGCTCACCCACTCAAGACTCGGCATCTCGCCAGTCGTAGCTCCCACGAACTGCAGCGAATCTGTCAGAACAAGCGGCTCACTACGCGCGACAGACGACAGAAGCAACACAAGAACGAAGCACGCCACGCGCAACACTGCATCACGCATCATCACACCGTCCTCGCTCGCTGGAAGTCCCCAGCCTGATTTCGATCCCACTGACCTTCAGCAAATGATGTCGACGCGGCCTCGGCGAGCGATGCCTGGAAGAGCGTCGCTGTCTCGCGGCGCACGCGCTGATCCTCCGTCAGCACTAGCGCGAGCTCCATCGCCACGTTCCACGCGAGCGCGTCGAAGAACATCGGATCGAAGGCCGCCGCGTTGGTCAACGCTACCGTATAGACCAACGTCGCCTCCGCGTAGTCGGTGTAGATCAGCCGCCCACCCGCACCATCCGACACGACCTCGAACGGAATCGGCGCGCGGTTCGCACGGTCGTTGGGGTTCAGGATGTACCGCGCATTCAAGCAATCGCTGGGATAGCGGTAGGCGTAGGTCCAGATGTCGGGCGGCGTGACGCCCGCGGGCACCGCGAGCGCATCGTACTTGGTCGCGAAGCGCCACCAGAACCTACGCAATAGTGTGTCGCGCACCGTCGGATATACACGCGCACACGCAAGACCGTTAGAAGACGTGTCCGCCAGGTCGGTGATGAAGTCCTGCGCGCCGATCCGCTGCAAAGCGAGGTTGCACAGGTCTACGTCTGACGCCATCAACCACTCCTACGAAAAAGGCGGGTGGAAGCTCCGCCTCCACCCGCCCCGTCTTCCCCAGGTTGCGAACTACTTGTGCTCGAGACGCCCCCGCTTCGCTTCCTCAGGCGGAGGCGGAGGTGGCACGACCTCTTCGAAGTACTTGGGCACCGACTCCAGAACCTCCTTGCCCTTGAACACGAGCTTGCGAGGCTCGAAGACAACCTCGTCGCCAATCTGGCAAACGCGGTTGTTGTAGTAGCACTCGGCTGTGACGCGGTAACGCTTCATCGATCAGGTTCCCAGGTTACTCTGGTGACCCATCACGAAGCCAGCGATGATCGCACCCGCGGTCATGGTACCGACGATCGTCAACCGCAGGCCCATGTACCTCTTCATCGACTGTGATTGCGGAACCCAGTCGAACGTGAAGCGGTATCCCGCAGTCAGTGAAGCAACCGCAATCGCGCCTGAGGACGCGTGAACGATCGCCGTACCAGACGCGAGAGTTTCCAGGCTGTCCGTCTCGAGCGTCAGCGCGAGCGAGGTTCCACCGGTCAGCGTCGTGGTAACCACGGCCTCGATCGGAATCGGGATCCCGTTGCCGATGTTCCGGTTCGCCACACCGAGATCGATGACGTTCGTCGAGGTACGGGTGCCTGCGATGGCCGACCCATTCTCGAACAGACTTTGCATGTCGAAGATCATGTCCGTGTTCTCCTCGCGAGCACTCTGGTTAGGAGACTGCCGTCTCGGTGTTCAGAAGCGCGTCGCACTGACGAATCGGCATCCCGCGCCAGGACATCGGCTCACGACCGTCGACGGTGCCCGGCGTGGTTCGCACATTGGCAGCGAGGTGCCCCGCAGCGCTGGACGTGGGAATCCAGCCCTTGCCGAGCATCGCCTTGTCGATCGCCTCGACGACGTTCGCGTTGCAGTAGATCGCCGCGCGTCCGCCCATGACTTCACGCTGCTTGAGCTTGTAGTAGCCCTGCACCAGCAGATCGAGGATGTCGAGCGAACCAGCGGCGAGGTCCGAGAGATCGATGTTCGCGATCCGCACGATGTAGCGGTAGTCGCGCACCGACAGACCGACATCCCAGGTGAACCGTTCGCGCACCACGCGGTAGACCGCGCCGCTACCGGCGTCCTTGGTCTCCTCGCCCAGATCCTGGCGCTTGAGGCCGGCCATCGTGCCCTTGGGGTAGATCAGATGGCAGGTCTGCGGACCCCACACGATCATCCACAGACTCGTGTTGTCTCCGCCGCCTCCCGCGGTCGCCTTGATGATCTGATTGCCCGGCGTGTCGACGGTCGCACTGTACACATCGAAACGCGCCGAGAGTCCGTGAAACCGCTCAGGGTTCGTGCTCTTGTTCCCGTAGAACAGGGTCGTCGCCATCGCCTGGTTCATGCCCTCCATGAACGCAGACGCCTCGTCGAGCCGGAACTGCGCGGGATTGGGCGCGAGCTCGACCAGCTTGGCGTCGATCTCGGACCAGGCCTCCATCATGCCGGTCGCGTCCTCGACCTGCGCAGTCGTGCTCTTGGTCGGCTGCACACCCTCGTACAGGCGACGCCACGTCGGCGCGGGGTAGCCTGTGCGGGTCGTGGTCAGATGCGTTGCGCCGCGATTGCACGGGATCGCGGGCGCGTCCTCGAGGATCTTGTTGGTCTGCGCCAAGATCTCGATGATCTGCGCAGCCTGCGTCCCCTCGGGCCCCTGTCGCTTGAACAGGTCCGCGAGAGTGAGATAACTACTGCCAATGGCCATGGTTCAGTTCTCCTACTGCACCGTTTGCTTGTACTGCGGGTACAGAACTTCGGCCGGAGACTTCTCCGACCCCTGACCAGCACCACCAAGCAGATGCGCACCGAGCGCATCCTCCTGCATCTTGTTCCCGAGACGGAGTAGAAAGCGCACGACCTCAGGATGATTCTCTGCGCCCGTCTCGACGAGTGCCTTGAGGAAGGGCTGGCCACCGATCTTGAGTGCGGCCTCTTTCGCGATGCCCAGATTCTTGGGCAGCTGCGTGCGATCAGAACCAGACAGCTCTGCGTCCGACAGTACCGCCTTGCGGTACGCAGCCATCCGCTCGAGATGCGCCTCCATCACCAGCTTGTCGATACGCTGGGAGAACTGCACGCCGAGATCGACGACCTGCTGCACCTGCTCCTGCTTCCACTTGTTCGTGTTGCCCAGCTTGTGCAGCGTGCTCTTGATCTCGTCATCAAGTGCGTAGCCGTCGGGCAGCTTGAAGTCCGTGTAGGTGATCGGCGCATCATCACTGGCCGCGCTCTGCGCACTCTGATCCGCAGCACCGTCCGCAGCTGCTGCTGCCGCGACCGCTGCGGGATCACCCGTCAAGAGCCCCGAGCTCTGCTCGCTACCCGTGCTCTGACTCTCGCTGCCTTGCTCGCTCAAGTGCCTCTTCCCTCATCTGCGCGTAGCGCAGTGGCCCGACTCGCTCAATCTGGTCGAGCAACCGTAGGCCGATACTACGTTCTCCCTCCAAGAAGGCCGTACGGTCTGCCTGTCCTGGTGACCAGCTCTGGTGATAGAGGTGACACTGCTCCAGTAGCCACCACAGCACCCGACGTCCGGCAAGTGTCGCAAGCACATCGCGCAGGGCCTGGACGCGCTCAGCGTCCGCGAGCTCCTGCATGCGGTCAAACGCTTCCTGCTCCTCAAGTGAGCGAATCCGCTGCGGCTGCGTCATGCAGCGCCGACCAGACCGAGCGTTCGGTTGAGCACGCTCTCACCGTCCTCGATCTCCGCCTCAGCCGCCTGCTTGGCCGCTGGTGCCAACGCCGCTGCGCGCTCGATCGTCGCATCAAGGGCCTCGCGCTGCGCGCGCTCAGCGCGCACCTGCTCGACCTGCTCATCAGAACGCACGATGCGCGGCGGGATGCCCAGCAGATCGGCGTACTCGTCTGCCGTCTGATCCATGTCCCACTTATCGAGGATCGTTGGGTTGAGCTGCGCCCACCCAGAGACAGCGGCCGCGAACCGATCGATGCCACCGACGCCCACCGCACGCTGCGCCTGGTGCAGGATCGAGATGTACTCGACCCGAAGCTCTTGCCCCAACAGATCCTCAGGCACCTGCGGCAGCAGACCCGTGCGCTCCAGGATCGCGTACGCGCGATCGGTCAACGGATCGAGAAGCTCGTCGTTGAGCCTCTCCAGCACCGGCCCGAGCATCAACAGTTTCTCTTCCTTGCGTTCAGCGATCTCGTAGGCCGTGATCTGACTGCGGTCGAGCTGCGAGAGCATGAGAAACAGGTCTTCGAACATCCCACGCCGGATCCGAGCACGCGTCTCGTCCATCTCCAGCTTGAGCGCCTCGAGCTTGGGATCGACCTGATAGAGCGCATCGATAGCGCCCTCGGCCCCGAACGACACGCCACCTGGCAGCGTGTTGATCACGCCGGCCGGCACGTTGCCCACGCCCGGGTGCGCGCGCACCGGCGGGTCCATCAACTTCTCGATGCCGACGAGCTTGCGGCCCTGCATGAACTGCAGCTGCTTCACGTCCGGCAACACGTCCATACCCGCACTGCGCCCGTAGACGTCTTCACCTGTGACCCACCATCGCGGACAGAAGGCGGGGAACTCGAAGTACCCTGACACGCGCAGAAACGGGCGATCGACCTCAGCATGCGGCTCGTACCAGACGCTGCGAAACGCCATGCCATCCGTAAACGGCGAATCAACCACGCGCGTATCATTGGGCTCGATCGCATGCACGACCTCGACCCACTGATCCGGCTGACCGTTGCGCCACAGATCGGCTGTTGAACGCGAGAGCCTGTCGAGCCCGAACATCGCAACCATCTGGTAGACGGTCATCTTGTACGTACGGTAGAGGGTGTCGACCTCGCCGCGCGCCGAGAGCCCGATGTAGTAGCTGCCTACAGGAAAGTCGTAGAAGCGCAGCACGTCGTCGAAGTCTTCCTGGGAGTACGTGGCCGAGGTCCCGAACACGCCCAGCGATTCATACGCGGTCGGCAACACGTTGTACAGGTTGCTGCGCGCGTAGATCATCTCCATACGACGCTGAGTCTGGTAGAGGAACTCCTTCACCGGACCGAACTCGGCGAGCTCGGGATCGGTGGTCGTCAACCTGAACCAGGGACGCGCGGGCGAGGTGAGCCCACTCATCATGCCCGACGCCAGGATCCGCGCAGACTGCGTGGCGGTCGAGTCGAGGATCTTGCTGTTGAGCGGATCGCCCCGATTGTGCTCGTCAGTCACGAAACGGCCGTGTCGCGGCAGAATGTAGTCGGCCAGCTGTTCCCAGTGCGTGCGCCAGCGCCCTCGATCCTGCTCAGCGCGCAACGCCGCCAAGCGCCGCCGATACGGATCCTGCGGGTGCATGTTCTGGATGCCGACCGTGATGGCCACTCACTGCCCCAGCAAAGTTTTCGGGTCGGTGTTCGCGCTACTCAACAGTCCCTGCGGACTGGTGCGAATCGTCCCAGCGAGACCACGACGACGCGCAGCGGCGGCGCGCTCACGACTGCGCGCCTCCAGCACCGCCGGATCCACCGGGGTGGGGGGAGGGGGCGGTGCGGGAGGCCTTCCCGGAGACTTCGCTCGACACATTTCTGTGTCACTTCCGTTTCTTGTGAAGCTGCGCGTTCACCGCACGCGCCTGCCGCACGGCAGCCGCCTTGCTCTTGCTCGCCTTGCTGAGCGGCTTGCCATCCTTGTGGGAGAAGGCCTTGTACCCACTGCCGCTCTTGCGCACGACAGCCGGCATCACTTCTTCCCGGGCCGCTTCTTCTTGCCGTAGCCTTTGACCTTGGGCATGGATCGATCCTCCGCGCAAGTCCGTCTGCATGCAGCATGCCGAACATGCTCGAGAAGGCCGTACGGCCTTCTCTCACAGCCGAGGTACGTAGTTCCGAGGTGAGGCGAACTGCTGCGCTGCCGCATGTTCACCGTGCAGTGGTTGACGCGACACCGGGTATGCGAACGTCAACGCCAGTGCATCACCCAAATCGGTACTCCGTCCGATGCGCTCCTTTACGTCCTCCTTCTTCTCCAGGCGGATCTTGCCGTTAGAGAGGAAAGAGAACGTGGGCGCGCACAAGTCGGTCTTGAGGTTGGGTTGGTTGGGAATCGCGCCACCCTCGCGGACCCAGTCGCGCACCCGCGCCCACATCTCGGTGCGCTTGTCGGCGTGGTAGGCGTCTTCGGGTGAACTGCCGAAATTGACCTCGACCACGTTGTGCTTGAGCTGGCGCAAGCGATCGATCACGCCCTCACCACGTCCCGCGTCGATGAACACCGCATCGGGCCGCCACTCGTTGATCTCGTGCGCGACCCGGTTGGCGAGCGTCATGTTGTCGATCTGATCGAAGACCAGCGGTTCCCACGCACGCAGGCCCTGACGCCGCTGGATCACGCTGCGATCATCGCCGAACCGCGCCACATCGACGCCCAGCACCTTGGGAGCGAAGTCGTAGCTGTCTTGCGTGTAGTGACGCTTAGCTGCCGCGCTGACCTCGTCGATGGTCAACATTGCATCGAACGCGCTCGCGCTGAAGTCGCACAGGTACTCCTGGCGGTACGCCGCCTCGCCCATCGCACGGCGTGCCGCCTCGAGCTCGCTCGGCGGAAGCCATGGCAAGTCGGTCTCATCAGCACGATAGAGCGCGGTGTACCAATCCCCTTGCGTCTGCGCCCAGCTGTACAACTCCTGGAAGGCATCTACACCGTGCGGTGTACCGATAAACAGCGCCCAGCCTTGCCGATCGGAGAGTGCAGGCCGCACGATCTCTGGCCATACGTGGCGCGGGGCCTGCGCGTACTCGTCGAACACAATCCCATCGAGGTAGAGGCCGCGCATCGCTTCTTCATTCCCATCGCTGACACCGTAAAGTGTCACCCGCGCACCGTTGGGCAGCTCGACATACAGATCAGCCTCGTGCTTGGTCGCTCCTGGAATTTTGAGCGCATACTGGCACAGGTAGAGCCATGCCACCTGCTTCGCCTGCTTGAGACGCGGTGCGGCGTACGCAAAGCGCGCGTTGGGTAGACGACAGTGCATCGCGCCGACCAGCGTCGACATCACGCTTGCCACCGTCTTGCCCCAGCGTCGATGACAGACCCAGACGCCGAACCGGTAACGCGACATCGCATCGTGCGCCGTCAGCTGGTAACGGTGCGGGCGGTAACCGAGATCAACCGTCTTGAGGTTCATCCTCGCTCATCTGCGACGCAGGGGGATTGAAACCCGTCACGACCTGGAACACCACGCTACCGCTCTGCTCGAACTGTCCCTTCACCTCGGAGGGAATCAGCTTGGCGACCAACGAGAGGAATGCGCTGCGCACACGATCAGATGGACTCTTCGCACAGCTCTTCAGGTAGTCGACGCCACCTGCATCCTCGAGCGCGCACTTGACCATCTCGCGCACCTCGCGCGTGTGCTTGTTCGGCGTACCCTTTCGACGCCCTGCTTTCGCCGGCCTTGGTTCACCTTTCTTGAATCGCGCCATATTCGTTACCTGTCGTTACCAGAACGACTCAATCCCATTCGGGAAGCTCTGCGTACCACGAGGGCAGCAACGCTTCTTGCAACGCTGATCGCCGACGACGACCAATCGGGTACGCACGACGCAGTCGCAGGGACAACGCCGGCTTCTCCAACAGTACGCGTCGTACGTTTGCCATCTCAACACCAAGCTGTGTAACACAATAGCGTGTACGTCCGTGCAGCTGCCCATTCGCACGACGCTCAGGCTCGACCCGTTTGAGCAAACCCAGACGCGCGAGCTCACGACAGTAGCGATGCGCGGTCGCCGTCGACTCGTTCGCCAGCTGCGCCGCTTGCGTCGGTCGCAGTACGCGACCCCCCTGATACGCGCTCATCAGCGCCAGCATCGTCGCCACCCGCTCACGCACCAGCCGGTACACGAGACGCAACGCTACACAGAACGCAACACGCCCGCAACACAATCCTGTGTATAAGCTAAGTACTTGATTTTACAAGCGAATAATTTTTTTTTACATATCTGTTGACATATCAGCTGATATGTCTACACTACCCGGACATCGCACCACGCGGTGCCTGACGAGACCAACCACAAGGAGATCGCCATGACACTCAACGTCGTGTTCAAGTCGCAAGGCGGGAAAGCGAAGAACGGCCTTGCCGTCGGACGCCAGGGGCAGTCGCAGTTTCTGATCCAGTACCTGATCGAGGACGGCAGCCCTCGCGAACGTTGGATCCCTGCCAACCGAATCCTCGAAGTTCGCGGCAGCGCCAGCCTGAGCGACCTGCCGCGCTTCAAGCGCGTCCAGTGCGCGGGAGGCACCCCTTCGTCCGGCGAAGCCGGGTACCACAACTGCCCGAACTGCCCAGTCCGTACCTGGCTGCGAGAAGGCGAAATCTGGCCCGCCCATACCGCGATCGTGCCGGCATGAGGGTTGTGCGCAAATCGAAACGAGCCAAGGGCGTACAGCTGCGAAAACCAAAGGAGAACGCCATGAACAGTCCCGCAAGTCGAGTCCTGGAGGCAGCCGGCCGCGCGCTGCTCTCCGAGTCCTGGCACTGCCGCTGCTCCAAGCACGGCGGAGCCAACCTGCCCACGCTCTACTGCTACCGCTGCGGCGCGAAGCGCGAGCCCGGTACGCGCACGCGCCGCGTCGTCGGCAGGAGGCTCGCCCGATGAAGCACTGCATCTCGTGCGGCGAGCACATCGGACGACGCTACCAGCGCCTGTGCACGGCGTGCCGTGACGGGCTGAACAGGAGGATCGAGTGTTCATACGAGTCGGGCCCCACGTCTGCGTCTGCGCCTTCTGCGGCTGGCGCGGCAGCACCAACGCTCTCGCCCAGGCCAGCCACAGCCGCAGCAAACGCTGCAGAGCGGCCCGCGATCGGCAGCGGACCCGCCTGGCTCCGCGAGTCGATGGAACGAGAACGCGCGGCCGAGGCCCGAATGAAGGGCCGCTTCGCCCGCGTTGACCACCGACCGGGCGGCTGGCTCGTGCTCATCAACCCCGACGGGGACAACGTGATCGAAAGCCGATCGCGCGTGCTCCTGGAACGGATCGCCGCCCTGCGCGGCTGGAGGATCTGATGTCGAACGACGAACTGGACCTGGAGATCGAACAACTGATCGACCACACCACGCTGCTGCGTGTGGTGCGAGCGCTCGAGAGCGTGTGCCTCGCGAAGGCAGAACATCTCCGCGAGAACTGGCAAGAAGACCGCAGCGCGAAGAACTTCGAACGTGCGCAGGAGGCCCTCGAACGCCTCGAAAATCGCCTGATCGATCTGGGTTTCTGAGGATGCAGCTCAGGCCTACACCGCAAGGTGTAGGCCTCATGGTGCAACCTTCAACCGCACCGAGGAGAATCAATCATGGCACACGGCATCACCAACACCGACAAGATCACCTTCACCGGCGAGATCCCCTGGCACGGGCTAGGGCTCAATGCGGGCGCCGAACCGCTCGCGGTCTACGACCCGCGCGTGCTCGATACGTTCGCCTGGCGCGTCGACAAGCGCGCGATCGCCAGCGTGCGCTCGGACACGCTCGGCACCCAGCCGGTCCATCACAACGGCTTCTTCGCGCTTGTGCGCGAGGACACCGACGACGTGCTGGGCACCGTCCAGGACCGCTACGACGTGTTCCAGAACCTGGAGGCCCTCGACTTCGCCGCGAAGCTGGGCCTCAAGGTCAACGTGGCCGGCACCCTGTGGCGAGGCCGCAAGTGCTTCCTGGACCTCGACACGCAGGGCGCCGCCAGCGTCAAGCGGGCCGACGGCAGCTGGGACCCGCTGACCGCGAACCTGTTGTTCTCGTGGGGACACGGCGGGGAGGCGATCAAGCTCTGCCCCGCGATCACGCGGACCGTCTGCCACAACACCCTGACCGGCAACCTGACCGCGGCGGGGATCCTCCAGGGCAGCACCGTGCTCGACCACGAGCGGCTGGTCTACTCGATCCGCCACACGTCCGGCCAGCGCGCGCAGCTGGAGGTGGCCGCGATCGCGATCCGGGCCGCGCTGCGGGGGGTCCATGACTTCGCGCTCGTGGCGGAGGAGCTCGACCGCAAGCGGTTCGACGTCTACGAGGCCGACGACTTCCTGGCCGCCCTGCTCTTCGCGGAGAGCGACGATCCCGAGGAGGCCAGGGGGGAGGCCCGAGCGCACCTCGAAAGCCTCTCAGAAACGAACCTGGGGCGCGCCAAGGCCCTCGTGGAGCAGATCGAGGGCCTGTTTTCGGCCGGGATCGGCAACCAGGGCACCTCGGCCTACGACGCACTCAACGCGGTGACCGAGTGGATCGACCACCAGCGCCGCCGCAAGACCGCGGGCGCCCAATCGGTGGCCAAGCTGTCCAGCCTGACCGAGTCGGCCTGGTACGGCGACGGCGCCGAGAAGAAGCGCCGCGCGCTCCAGCTGCTCACGCGCTGGTAGCCCCGGGGTGTCCGGGCCGGCGCGGGCGGCGTCGAGAGGGTCAAGACCCACCGCCCTCCCACGAGGAGACCTCATGCAGAAGACCACAGAGATCACGGTCACCGTCCCCACCGAGCACAGCCAGGAGCTTGCGCTCGCGCTCGCGGCCGTCGCACCGACCACACGCTTTCCCTTCCCAGGTGAGCGCGTGTTGGTGCTAGGGTTGCAGGCCATCAAGCGGCAACACCGACGCCGGACGTACCAGCGCCAGTGGCACCGCACCAAACGAGGAAAGGCGTAGCGTTCGCGACGCCCAGCATCGCGAAGACATCCTTTCATCCCAGGGCCCCCAGGAGGAACGCCTCCTGGGGGCCTTCCTTTTGCCGGAGCACCCCGCCCATGCCGCCGGCGGGGGCGTCACCGCCGACACCGTCACCACGTGGTCTGTAACCGCCTCCTAGACCCCGCCCCCCCCGTCACCCCCCCCGGGGCCGCCGG